GTACACAATCCGCTGGCGGCGCTCGGATAAGCTGCTGGAAGTCAAACGCGGCTCTGTGGTGAATTGGTTCGAGGTGTTCGGCGGCAAGGATGAAAGTTCCTTCATGCTGATTCAGGGGCGCACACTGGCCGGTGTTCTGCTGGATGAAGTGGCGCTCATGCCTGAAAGTTTCGTGAATCAGGCACTTGCAAGATGCTCTGTAGATGGGGCGCGGATGTGGTTTTCTTGCAACCCGGACAATCCCAATCACTGGTTTTATGTAAACTGGATTAAGCGTTGCAGTGAGCGGAACGCCCTGTATCTGCATTTCACAATGCCGGATAATCCGTCACTTTCAGAAAAAACGCTTGCCAGATATGAGGCTATGTACACAGGCGTGTTTTACCGCCGGTATATAATGGGCGAGTGGTGCTTGGCCGATGGGATTGTATACGACTTCGATCCAGAGAGGCACGTCACGGACGATTTGCCGGAATGTGGAGAGTGGTATATATCCTGTGACTATGGAACACTGAACCCATTCTCTGCTGGCCTGTGGTGCGTCAGAGACGGCGTTGCTGTCCGGGTTGCGGAATTTTATCATTCCGGCAGGGAACAGCAACGACAGCTAACGGATGAGGAATACTACCGGGCAATCGAACAGCTAGCCGGTGACAGGGATATCCGGCACATTGTGGTTGACCCGTCTGCAGCCTCTTTTATTGCCTGCATTCGCTCACACAAGCGTTTCTCCGTCAGGAAAGCGAAGAATGATGTTATGTACGGTATTCGCCTGACGGCCATGATGCTCCAAGCTGGTGTTATCAAAATCGGCTCTGGCTGCAAGGACGCGATTCGGGAATTTGGCCTGTACCGCTGGGACGACAATGGAGAAGTGGATAAGCCTGTGAAGGAAAACGATCATGCCATGGATGATATCCGGTATTTCTGCGCGACCGTCATGCGTAGAAACCACCAGGCACGAAAGATTATTGGAGGAATTTGCGATGAGGAAACGGATTCGTAAATGGATCGTGGATATGGCACCTATTTGGGCGAAAGCGTCGTTGCAAGCCGATATCAGGACGCTTGAAGCGGAAAATCGGCAGCTTCGGGCGGAAGTGGATACTTTGAACGCCTATATACAGGGATTGCAGTATGCAACCCGTGCGCTGCGGCGCATCACGATCAACGCAGGAGGAGAAAAGCGTGATTTATCCGAACAGTGATTATGAAATGGCGTTTCGCGCCGTTGACATGACATCTCCGGAAATGAAAAAGGCCATCCAGAGGTGGCAGGATCTGTATTATGAGAAGGCCGCGACACCGGATTATGACCCGTGCCAGCGGATTCCATATACCATCGTCCGTAAACTGGCAAAGACGGCATTTTCGGAGTATTCGGCATCCAGCAAAGACGCGTTTGTTTCCGAAATCCTCGACGCGGCAGACGCGAAAAAGAAAAGCGCTATGCAAAAAGCCCTGATCGGCGGAGAAAGCGGCTTAAAGCCTATCCCGACGGGCAGCGGTTTCCGTTTCGCAGTTGTGAGCAGGCCGAACATTCTGGTATTTGGCCGGGACGGGGACGGGAATATGACCGACATCGGCATGGCAGAAAAAAGCATCCGTGACAGATTCTATTACACACTGTTGGAACGGCGCACGGTGGATGATAGCGGGTATCTGACCATTACCAACAGACTGTATCGGTCGAACGACCAGAACAGCTTGGGGCAGGCTGTTGCGCTTACAGAGCTGCCACAGTATGCGGAACTCGCAGAAGAATACACGTTCCCTGAGCCACTGGGAAGCGTCGGAGTTGCATGGCTGAAAACGCCGATTGACAACAGTGTGGACGGTAGCCCCGACGGGGTATCCGTTTATGACGCGGCTGTCGGCCTGATTGAAAATATCAACCGGAACGAGGCGCAGATCAACGGAGAGTTCGAGCGTGGGAAAAGCCGGATTATTGCCAGCGCGGATATGCTGGAGGTTGACGAGGTCGGCGGGCGGAAAAACCTGTCCGCAAGCGTATTCACCGCAGTTGATGAATCCCCCGACGATATAGGTATCACTATTTTCTCCCCGGCGCTGCGGGAACAGTCGTATCTTGCCAGAAAAACGGAATATCTCCGGAATGTGGAGAACGTGATAGGCTTAAAGCGCGGGCTGCTGTCCGAGGTGGAGGCCGCAGAAAGAACGGCTACCGAGGTAACGTCCTCTGAGGGTGACTACAACCTGACGATTATCGACTTCCAGCAGATGTGGGAAAGCGCACTGCGAGAGGCCGTCAGACTGTGCGGCGTTCTGGGGCGGATGTACCGCATACCCGGTGCCCACGACGTGGAAGATGATTCCATTGTCGTGGATTGGGGCAACGGCGTTCTGTTCGATGAGGAAAAGACCTGGGCTGACTACAAGGACATGGTCGCGGCGGGGCTGCTAAAACCTGAGATTGCACTCGGGTGGAAATTCAACATGCCCCGGGATACAGAAGCACAGTTAGCGAAAATTCGGAAGAAGTACATGCCGGAAGTCGCAGAGGACGGTGAATAACTGTGCTGACCGCTGACCAGATTGAAGCCCTTGGAAATAAGGCACAGCAGCTCATTGCCCCGGTGACAGAGTTTCTAATTGAGGATATTGCAAGGCGAATTGCGGAAGCTGGCCAATTCACCAGCACATCGGCCTATCAGACGTGGAGGCTTCAACAGCTGGGTATTTCTCAGCGGCAGTTAAAAAAGGAGCTTCGAAAGCGGTTGAAAGTATCCCACCGGGAGCTTCGGCGGCTGATAGAAAAGGCCGGGGAAACCGGATACAGTTATGACATACGGAAACACCCCTATGTACAGGCGGTGCCATTCCGCAGCAATGAGGCCTTACAGCAGATTGTGTCTGCGGCGGCACAGCTGGCCGATTCCGAACTGGACAATATCACCCAGACAATGGGGGCAGTCATGCCGAATGGCAAGGCTGTGGGGCTTACAGACGCTTACAGACAGGCTTGCGATTTCGCCTTTACGAAGGTTTCGACGGGGGCGCAGGATTATGCCTCCGCCATCCGGGAGGCTACCCGGAATCTGGCAGAAAATGGGATTGTCACAGTCGACTATGAATCCGGCGTTCATACCTCCATGGAAGCCGCTGTCAGGCGTAGCGTTATGGGCGGCTTGGGACTGATGCAGGAGCAGATCAGTCAGCAGAACCACGATGATTTCGGCTGTGACGGCTGGGAGATATCCGCTCACGCGGCCAGTGCCCCCGACCACGAGCCGATTCAGGGCAGGCAGTACAGTGACGCAGAATACGAGAAACTGAATAACTCCCTTGTGCGGCGCATCGGTACGCTGAACTGCGGCCACGCGGCTTTCCCAATTATTCTGGGTGTTGATTCTCCGCAATACACGTCGGAGGAACTGGACAAATTCAGGAAAGATAACGAAAAAGGCATTGACTACGATGGGAAGCACTACACCACGTATGAGGCTACCCAGCGTCAGCGGCGGCTTGAATCCGCCATCCGGAAGCAGAAGCGCAAGATTTTGGTTGACGAGGCTACAGGGGACAAAGAGAACTTACAGCGCGATCAGATCAAATACCAGGTTTTGGATCAGGAATATAAGCGCTTTTCCGAAGCAGCAGGGCTGCGGATGCAGCATGAGCGCATGGAAATGCCCAGGTTTGGTGCAAAACAGGCCAGAGAGGCGGAAAAGACGGCAGAAAGCAATGAGAAAAACTTGCAATTTATCAACAACGATGCTACAATCAAGGCGGAATCTGGATTGCCGAAAAAGTTGCAGGAAGCAGATACCGCGGTTCCTCATACTGTGACTGTAAATCTTCCCAAAATCCAAGGAGTTGTACCAAAGGGCGCTACGGCGGTTGAGGTGTACACAATGGCCGGTGACGGGACAAGCACACCAATTCGGGATTTGAAGCGCCTGTATGCTACATACCCTGACTATGGGGACGCAAGCGGCTGGAAGAAGAAATCCGGGACGGTATATGCAAAGAGCCATCGCTATGTGGTACACTGGTACGAGAATACCAAGGGTGTTCCGCTTGATGAAATTAAACTGAAAGGGGCGAAATAATATATGCGTGTTCGATACATAGGTAAGAGCTTTGGGATTGATGGTTTGTCGGACGGGAAGGAATATGAGATTCTTTCCTGCGACGCTGATTCTGGCGCACTTCAAATTGTTGATGACAGCGGCGAAGATTATCTCTACGACCCGCACAATCCTCGCCCCATTGCAAACCCTGACCACCCCGGCGGAAGATTTGAAATCGTCGAGGATGATACGGCAGGAACCCTTAGAAAAGCAATATGTGAATAAGGAAAGAGAACTATGGTAACATGGTTCTCTTTCACTGTGCCCTGAGAGGTAAATAAACATGATGTATTGTCCCTATGCTGTGAACCGGCATCTGGTTCAGCAGACGACGCAGGAGTACGACGAAAGCGGCAACCAGACTTTACAACAGGTGATAGAACACAACACCGCAGAATTCATCGAGTGCAAGAAGGAATCATGCGGCGCATGGCACGATGGGAAGTGCCGTTACAATCAAGTTGATTGAAGCAACTGTTCTGAATTTCCGAACGGTTGCTTTTTTCATACCATTTTTGCCGTGGCAGGCGTAAAACAAGCCGACAGCAGGGGACGCAACCCCCATATAACAAAGCATAGCTGAGAAAGGAAGTATATGAAACGTGAGTTTTTGCAGAATTTCAAGGTAGGAGACCAGCCCCTGAGCAAGGAGATCATTGACGAGATCATGGCAGAGAATGGCCGGGATATCGAAGCGGCTAAGAAGCCTTTTGCTGACTATGACACCATCAAGAGCCAGCTGAGTGAGGCGCAAAAGACCATTTCCGGCTTTGAGGAGCAGGACGTCGATACCATCAAGCAGTCTGCCAAGGATTGGGAAAAGAAGTACAACGATGCCATTGCCGAAAGCAATCGGAAGATCGCGGATATGGAATTCTCCCACGCCTTGGACGCTGCTATCACCGGTGCCAAGGGTAAAAGCGCTAAGGCAATCCGGGCGCTGCTGGACATCGACACTTTGAGAAGCAGCAAGAACCAGGAAACGGACATTAAGGCCGCTCTGGAAGCTCTCCGGAAGGACAGCGGCTATTTGTTCGATGACGGCAAAACGCCGCCCCCCTATGCCGGGAAGACCGGTACAGGGCAGCAGGAGCCTAACGGCGAACCGACGACCCTCGCCGGTGCGCTCAGGGCAAATTACAACATGAAGTGAAAGGATGATTTTTAACTATGGCAATTACTCTTGCAGAAGCAAAGGTCGGCATGGCCGACAAGGTCGATCAGCAGGTGGTCGACGAGTTCCGGCGCAGTTCTCTGTTGCTGGACAGACTGGTGTTTGATAACGCCATTTCCCCCGGCACCGGCGGTTCCACTCTGACCTACGGTTACATTCAGCTGAAAACCCCCTCTACTGCGGCTGTCCGTGCTATCAACAGCGAATACACCGCAGGCGAGGCGAAGCGGGAGGAAAAGACCGCCAAGGCCGTTATCATGGGCGGTTCCTTCCAGGTTGACCGCGTGATTCAGAGCACCTCTGGAGCCATTGATGAGCTGGCATTCCAGGCGCAGCAGAAGATCAAGGCAACCAGCAACTATTTCCACAATCTGGTGATCAACGGCACCTCCGCCGCGTCCGGCACCGGGTATGTCACGAACACCTTCGACGGCCTGAGAAAGACTCTGGCGGGCACCTCCAACGAATTCACTACGGACATTGACCTGTCCGATTCCACCAAGCTGGACAGCAACGCCAATGCTTTCGTTGACCAGCTGGATCAGCTGACCC